TATCTGATTGGGGTCTTATAACTATTGTAAACGATGAAACAATTACAGACATTGCACCATTGAACCAAATCAAAGTGCTGGCGTACAAAGAGAAGGGTGAGTGGGAATTAGAATCGAAATATAATATAGGCAAAAAGAAAACGACACCTGCAGTTGTATAAATAGGGCAGATATCGTTGTGTTATGGCAGAAGCAGTAAAAGAGAAACCGAAAGGTCCTCTTGGTAAACTTAAAGAAGCAGTTGACGATAAAGAAGAGCAACTGCAATACTTAGCTACACTCATAAGAGTGATAGTTCTCGTGTGGTCCGCAGGAATTTTAACTTTGAACTACGTTAAAATACCAGGCTACGAGAGAGGAGAGAGAATTGATCCAACTTTTATAGCTTCGGTCTTCACAGGCACTTTAGCTACTTTTGGCGTCCAAACGGGAGGTAAGAAGAAGAAAAGTGATAGTGATCCTGGCAGTGCTAACATATCTAAAAAGGATATGGAGTTTCTTATCGCTAAGGCATCAGAGACTGCACCCGCACAAACTATCAGGATTGAATCAGCTCCTGTAAAAATTGTTCCAAACGACAAATAAAATCATGCAAAAAATTATTAATGTACTTGCTATTTCGTCTTTCGTTATATCTCTTTCCGTTGTTGGGGGTGGCGTTTATCTTTATACACAAAAGGATGCCATCATAGATGGTGTAAAAAGCAAAGTAATGAAATCAGTCATGCCTAGTATAGGTGGTGGTATCACTGATGCTCTACCAAAGAGTACAGGTCCTGCACTACCCACACCTGGTCAATTACCTAAGTTGTAGTGTCTGAAATACCCGAAATCGGGGTACAAAATGTAAGCATACCTAGAATAGAAGCACCTGGCATATACAATTACGTTCCACATACAAAGGTATATCCTTTTATACTACACATAGGTTCACCTGTAGTGAACATGCCAGGTTGTGTAAAGTATCACCCTGATGCAGCAAAAAATAGAGAAACCCCTAACCTAAAGGAGGAAGACTCCCAAGGAACTAGGGTTCTTTGTGATGCTACTTATCCAACGTATGATGCGATGGATTACACACCAGAAGATTTATTAATACTGACAGAAACACCACCACCCAAGGTAGAACCACCTCCAGAAGTAGATCCACCAGAGGTTCCTCCTACAGGTGATCTTGGTAAAAAAGAAATAGAATGTCCTGGTCCTGGTAACTTAAGAGTTGGTGACATCACACAGTCTGGTGATGAGAAAGTAACTGGTCATGAACTTAGTACTGATGGTAAAACCTGTATAACATTATACGAACCAACTACACCAGCAGAAAAATTTCTACCTTCTACAAATCAAGCATCTACGACATTAGCAATCGCAGTAATTGCAACAGCAGGAGCTGCTGCAACACCATTACTATTGAGATTAATTAAACCAGCTGTAAAGAAAGCTATCTCTACTATTCAAAAGAAAATAGGTACTCACCGTGGGTTATCTAAGAGTGAGATAATAGCAAATAAGTATCGTGAAAAGAAAGGACTACCTCCTTTAAAAAGAAAGAAGAAATCATAACTTAGAATTATTTCCTATAGAAATTTCTTTTAGATCACTAGCATTACCATTAGCAGTGATCTTATGGTTGTGCTCAGCTACCACACCAGGTGGGTTTATAAGCATTACGTCAGCACATACTGAATAGTAAGGAGAGTTTGGATGGAAGACAATACCTTGTTTTTTCATTTCTCCGCAATTTTTTAACCTGGCTATCTCAAAGTCAAGGCGTTTATTAGCAGTGAGTTGTTTGCGATATTCGTTGTGGATAGCAGTTGCTTCCATACATTTATCTCTTGCTTCTTTATCTAATGGTATAGAAAGAGTAGCACTGAACCCAAGGTTTATATTCTGTGTAGACTTCTGTCCTGTACGTGTAGGGATATAGTAAAGTATTTCACCTGGTGAATCAGGTATGTTGTCATCATTATTATCTGCGTTGTTGTACACAGGATCAAGGAAGATATCCTCGTAAGGATCTTGCCATGTTCCTGTTCTGGTGATGTATGGTGTAAAATTGGCGGTAGCAGTCTGACATGATATACCATCACCATACTGATTGGTAATATATGGTCCTTGTAAAACCTGTATTGCCTGGTTGGTCACTGAGCCACTAGAATTAGCGACTGGATTTGCTGTAGCAGAAACACCTCCCACATCTGTAGCATACACAGGCACACATGAAAAAAGTGCAGTGATAGCAGTCAGTTTGAGAATATACTGGTTGATTCTGTGACGCTTTGGACGGTGGTTTCTCTCTGTATTATCGTATGAGTCTGAAGACCTGGTCCTGAGTAATGTTCTGTAAATTGGAACGCTCCTCCTTGCTCGGATTGCACCCAATTTGGTTTGTTTGCTTCTGATAAATTTAATCCAGTCCATGTTGAAGTCACACCGTCTACGGTATTAGTTTGTGTAGTAGTAACATCAGGTGCTACATTAGTACTACCTGATTCAAGTTCCACCCCTGAGCCACTGACTGAATAAGTCCAGCCTGTAGCATAATCCATACTATTTATGGTCTCATTTGTAGTGACCGTCTGGGTTGTCACCGAGGTCATACTGCCCTGTGTAAAATTTGGCACCACGGGCACAGCGAGGGTAGGACTAACCCACCCTATGGTTAGCGTACATAACAAAAGTCTTATACGCATCACTCATCAGTTGATATTTAATTCAGTTACGAACTGACCTATACTTGATGTACCACTTCCACCACCAACTGCTGTTACCGCATGTGCTGATGTTACAGTACCTGTACCAGTTCCACTACCAACTGCTGTTGATATCTGACTAGAGTATGGACTTACTGCACCTACTGCTGGTGCTGTAGTACCAATTACATCACCTTCAATAAATGACTGGCTAAAGCTGAACGCACCGCCTGCACTTGTCTGGGTCGCTGTAGCAACTGATCCTTGACCAACCCCGTCAGTGAGTGTACCTAGTCCACCAACTTGACCTGAGTTGTCTCCAACTGCCATAGTCACACCAGATCCAGAGACGGTGTATGTAGATCCAATTCTCTCAACCTGTGTTGCAGCTGCGTTTGTGGTCAATTGGAAAGAGGATGTCATCTTATGTGTGATATCGGCACGTGCAGCAGTCCCGCCTAACGTAAAGATACCTAAGATTAAAAATAATTTTTTCATGAGTAAAGAGCACTATTTTCCTTGACAGTATTTATACCTTTTAGGTATGTCACCTACGATACAGTTTGATAATAAGTAAAATTTATGGTACATATGAGTCTTTTTTATTAGGTGAGGACACCCACACCTAGGGGGCTTGACAGAAACTTTATATTTGCTATATAATTATGTAACAATACTTAACATAAGTTAACATGAGTTCATCAACACGTAACCTTTCACGTTACACAACTACTGAAGATGGTGGAAGACAAAACATTTTCAGTATTGAATCTCCAGTCCAAGTAGAACAAAACTACGAAGGATATTGGAAAAATGCAGAGAGAACTAATGGTCGTCTTGCGATGATCGGTTTAGTTGCTGCTGTATTTAACTACACCGTCTTCGGATGGATCATACCAGGCATAGCTTAAGAGATAAGGTCTCTTAACTATCGCTCTATTCTAACCCTATAATCTAAGAACAATGAACGAAAACGCTGAATTACAAAACGGAAGATGGGCAATGATTGGAATCATTGCATGTTTAGGTGCTTACCTAACAACAGGACAAATCATACCAGGAGTATTCTAATGACACCAGAAGCAGAAAGATTTAATGGCTGGGCAGCAATGCTTGGTTTCGTTGCAGCAGTAGGAGCATATGCAACAACAGGACAAATAATTCCAGGAATTTTCTAATGACAACACCAAAACCAATTGAACCACAAAAGAGAGTTGCTGAGACACTTAATGGCAGACTTGCCATGATCGGCATCATAGCAGGAATTGGTGCATATTTAACAACAGGTCAACTCATACCAGGTTTCGTATAATGAACAGACATCCAGTGCCATTAAGAGTTGTGCCATACATCTTTGCGATGGCATTGGCATCTAGTACTCTTACAAGCGTATTCGCTTAAAACTTTACAAAACTAAATACTATTGTAACAAAACTTAAAATAATGGGAGAATTCAACATCGCTGCACAATCATTTCCAATTTGGAAAGCAATACTATGGTGTTTCTATCCAGTGAGTGCTCTAGTCGCTATTGAATATTTTTTACGTTTAGTAGATGACGATGACGATGATGATGAGGGCGGTGGAGTTATGACACCAGTTTATCAGGGAGCATAATGATTATTAGCAGAATAGTATTTCTGTGTGCAGTCGCATACACAGCAACAGGTGGATTAGGGTTTATCTATTCATGATACTTTTGTCCACTATTATTAATTCAATTCCACCAGGTTCAAGAGACTTGGTGGAGTTTGGTTTTTTCATGGTCGTAGGAATCACCGCAGGATCAGCAGGTCTATTATGAACAACAAAGAAAAAATAAGAATGTTTTTACCGTTTAGTTGGGTTATACCTGCAATGATATCTTTTTCATATATAAATGCCCACACACTAAACGTATGAACTTATATCAAACTTTCCAGATGTTTATAGCAATATTTTCGGGAACCGTGATATTAACTACACTTTTCGTAGTAATGATGTCATCGATGATGGAAGATACAAATATATAATATACGGTATATTTTAATAAAAAATGAATGGTAGACTAGACAAGGTTGCTATGACTAATAAGTTAATGCAGCTGAAGAGAGAACTACATTACAAGTGTGAGATAGGAGAAAAGGGTGAGTGGGAATGTAATGGAGCGAATGAATATCTCAATAGAGTATTTGATGTTTTGGATGAATATTGGCAATAAATAGTTTAAATTTTAAATTATATTATGTATTGGGAAGAAGTAATTGAACTCATAAAAA